CACTGCATAGTTGCCGAGGTAGTAGCCTGCTGTCCGTTGTAATTCTCTAACCATTCGATCTATGCTCGCTTCAAGTTCTTCTCAGATGTTTTACATTGACGGCGGTGAACTTGAAGCGAGCATAGATCGAATGGTTAGAGAATTACAACGGACAGCAGGTTACTACCTTGGCAACTATGCAGTGCGAACGATATTCACTAAGCACGCTAAAATAGTTCAAGATGAAATGTATAAACTTGCGCCGCTTGGGACAAGAGCAAAGAAGATAGGTCAAAGAAAAGGCAGGCTGCTAAAAAGCGGAATGCGTAGTGGTGCAGCATCAAAGGTTAGGCTTCCCGGTAACTTGAAGCGTTCAATTACCATCTTTCCCGGCAAAGGCCGTGAACCGATTGTCTACATTGGTCCGAGAAGAAAGCGGGCCAAATATGGAGATAAAAAAGCCGACGGATTTTACGGCTATTTCCAGGCGTATGGCGTTAAACACCAGCCACAAAAAGAGCTACAATCGCCGGACTTTATTAATAAGGCATACAAGAACAAGCAAAGCTTGGTAGTGAATAAAATCATTGCCGACATACAAAAGAACATAAAGAAAGCTGACAAGGATTTGAACAGCTACGGTAAAAGCATTGGAGCGCTTAAATAATGGAGCAGGTATTGAAACTGATATACAACGTACTGAGTAATGACAGTAATGTGACAAACATTACATCACGGCTATATCCCGTTGTGGCTCCGGAAAATACAGCTTTCCCATGCGTTGTTTATTGGGTTTCAGGTGTATCACCAAGCGACACCAAAAGCGGTGTTTCAACGATTGACAATATGTTTGTGACCATTGACAGCTATGCCGCAAACACAGCTACCAGTTCAGGCTATACAGTAGTAAGCAATTTGGCGGGACATATAAGGAGCGCATTGGATAGATTGCAGGCCGGCACATACAGCACTATAACAATTGACGGTGCGCAATTTATTGATGCGGAAATTGGCTACGATGCAGACAGCGATGTCTATGTTGTGTCAATGGATTTTAAATTTCGAGTAAATAGGTAAAACTTAAAGATATGAGCGATTTCGATTTTGGCGCAGTTCACCAGCAGGTACAAGCGCAGTTTGGGCAAAAGGGTCACAAATGGTGGGCTAATGCTGACGGCACTACTGATGCAGATGACATTTACTTTGCCATTCAGGCGGTCGAAGAAAGTCAGATAGATTACACCGATAATAAAACCGATACATCATTTACCAATAAAACGATACCAGCGGGATTCATCATCTACGGTGAACTCAAAAGCATTGCGGTTGATAGCGGTAGTGTTATTTTGTATATCGGCGACTTCAAACAAAAAGTGTAATGCGTTTAGGGTTAGGCACTGACGTATTTGGCTTTTTACGGCAAGCTACCATTTTTGACGTGATCTGGGACATGTCCTCATCATCAACCGTCTTGACCGGCACTAATGGCGTTCACCCTATTCACAGCAAAATGAAGGGCTGTGTTTTATCAGATGCTGGCGTTGTCCAGTATTACTTGGATGACAGCAACCACTTTAACAAAGCTGGTATGGCTCCAAGCATTAGCGGCACAGCTGCGTCAGGCACCGGCAAACTGACGCTGGTAGACACTGGCGCTTTCGTTGGTGCGGAAGTTGGAGCTTATGTCTACAACTCCTCAAAGGGTAGGTACTTCCAGATAGTGACCCGCACAGATGACCAGCTTACCTTTCAGTTTGCGCTTGATAGCGTAGTAGACAAATGGGGTGTAGCAGATGGCACTTCATCTGGTAAACTGGTAGATAGTGCAGGAGACTTTGTTAATAAGGGGGTACAGGTTGGAATGATAGCACATAAGCGGGATCAAAGTGCAAGCGCGGTGATCACCAATGTCACCGCTACGGAGTTAACGCTGGACGCTGACATCTTTGTCTCTACAGATGAATACAGCATTTCAGACGGCTGGGAGGTTGGTGATAGTTATGAAGTGCAAACGGCTGTATTAGATGGCTCAGATGGGCAGGTAATGATTGAGATCCCGAAATTCTATTTCAAGTATGTCGGTGATACGAATACACGGACTTGGTATTTATCTGATCTACCAGCAACAGGCTATGAAGTCCACCCGGCATTTGTCGTTGGCGGCGTCGAAAAATCCTACATCTATGTGGGAAAGTACGAAGGCAGTATCGAAGATGCTAACAGCCGGGGGCAGCAATCGAATGCGCTCACAGGCTACAATCTTGGCACCGACAAGTTGGCCAGCGTAGCAGGCTTCCAGCCGGTGACATCTGGCCAGCGCTCGGAGTTTCGCACGGTTGCAGCAAACCGGGGAGCCGGTTGGCAACAGATCGACTGGCTAACTAATTGGGCGCTTCAGCTGCTGTATATGGCAGAGTATAGCGATATGCATTCGCAAAGTGTGTTGAGCTATGGAGTGTCCAACTGGAGCAGCTCGGTATGGAACAATTATATTTCATATTACGCCATAGGTCACACTGCTTTTGGCACTCATAAGGGCACAACATCCTTTGACGGAGTATTATCAGGTGGAGATGTTGGCAGTTACATGGCCTACCGTGGCATTGAAAATTGGTACGGTAATATATGGAAGTGGCTCGATGGTATCAACTTCAATTCAGGAGCTGTATACATCAGCGATGACCCTTCTGTATATGCCGATGATACCACGACTGATTACACTGATGTAGGTATCACCAATGCCACATCAAATGGCTATATAAGCAAAGTTGGGGATAGTAAATGGGGTTTATTACCCACTGAAAGTAGCGGATCATCATCAACTTACATTCCGGACTATTATTTTTATAATTCTGGTTGGCGCGTGGCGCTTGGTGGCGGTAGTGCGTTTAATGGCGTTAATGCGGGCTTCGCGACGCTCTATGCGTCTGACGCTTCCTCGTTTCGCTTTGCGACTGTCGGCTCCCGGCTTTGCTTTAGGTAAATTATTGATTATGAATATAAAAAGGTATATGGTGGACGATGGTCGTTGGCGCGTGGCGCATGGTGGCGGTAATGCGAATAATGGCGATAATGCGGGCTTCGCGACGCTCAATGCGAATAACGATTCCTCGAATCGCAATGCGAATGTCGGCTCCCAGCTATGCTTGAAAATCGAGACGCCATCATATACCGTGCCCCTTGGCAAAAGAAAGAACGTGGACAACGGTGTTAGTAGGGCTTGCCCGAAAGCTCCAAAGACAAGCAAAGCATGAAGCGAGTTGGCAATTTATACAGTAAGATCGTCAGCCGGGAAAACATTGAGCTGGCATACATCAACGCCAAAAAGCGAAAGTCACATTATAACGATGTGAAGATGATCGACAAGGATTCAGTGAAATACCTTGACCAGATTGAAAAGATGCTATTAGAAAAGACATATCGCACCTCACCATATATCGTCATTAAGCGCAATGACTATGGTAAGGAGCGTATTATTCACAAGCTTCCCTTCTTTCCTGATAGGATTGTACACCATGCCATCTGTCAGGTGCTGTCTCCGATATGGTATAAAGGCTACATCAGAGACACCTACGCTTGCATAAAGGGGCGAGGCATCCATGATGGTGTCAAAAGAATCAAAAAGGCGCTTAAAGATGTTGCTGGCACAAAGTACTGCCTGAAGCTGGATATACGGAAGTATTACCCTAGCATTGACCATGACACACTGATACAGATTCTGCAAAGGAAGATTAAGTGTAATGACACCATGGATTTATTAGAAAAAATCATCAGATCTACCAATGGTGTCCCCATCGGGAATTATGTGTCACAGCATTTCGCGAATGTGTACCTTAGCGGAGTTGATCATTACGCAAAGGAGCAGCTCCGGTTAAAGTATTACTTCAGATATGCTGATGATATAGTGATTCTGTCTGACAGCAAGGAGCATCTGCGCAGTATCTTTCCATTACTCGGCAGGCAGCTCGCATCATTAAAGCTGCAGATAAAAGACAACTGGCAGATATTTCCAGTATCATCAAGAGGCATTGACTTCCTGGGTTACCGATTCTATCACACTCACACGCTGTTAAGAAAGAGTATAAAGCAGAAGATGCTGCGCAAGATTAAAAGGCTGGCGATGTTTCCTGCCATCCTGAAAAAGACCATGGCATCCTACTGGGGATGGATGAAGTGGTGCAACTCATACAACTTAAAGAAGGCTTATGGATATACCCAGATTTAGCGATTTTAGCGAAGAGCCAAAGACGCTCGAAGGCGACAAAATAAAGATCGATGATTTGCTCAACATTGAGGTGATCATCAATGCATTTGTCGTCAGTGAGTCACAGTATCAGCGACAGGATCAGGATCAATATGCACGCGTCCAGGTTGTCATTGATGATACTCCAAAAGTATTTTTCACCGGATCTGGCGTGCTGATCAGCCAGCTGCAAAAGTACCAGGATAAAATGCCGTTTGTGGCAACTATTAAGAAGGTCAATAAATACTATACCCTATCATGAGCAGGCAACGAAAACTGATAAAATCATTAGCAATAGAAGTAGATGGACTGAATAAACCTTTATTTGAAGGAAATTATAGAGTAGTAAGTCACCCAAGTGGAAACTGTCCATATTTTTTATTAGAGGTAAACGCCGAAGATGCCCCGGTAAATGACATTATACACAACACCGCTGATTTTTACAGCAACTATGATTTAAGTGAAGGAGAAGAAATTGAATTGATATGAAAGTAAAGATAATCAAGCGCACGAAGAAAAGCACAGCGAACAGGTACTTTGAACCGGGTGCTATTTTGGACGTATCCGAAAAATATGGGGAGCGTTTAATTGCCGAAGGTAATGCGGTGAAAGTTAATCCGGTCGATGGCTTTGGTCAAGTGCTTGAACGCAAATTTGAGGACTTGCTGAAAGAGATACAGCGCACAAATAACGAAGAAGAATAGTTTAACCATAAAATTGCAATAACAATGGCAACAACAACAATAGTGAACACTTCTAACATGGCTTTCTATCTGGGAGCCGATGGAAGTGAAACAAAGATTTCGAACTCGACAGATGCTTCGATTTCTATCACACACGCTCCAAGAGAGACGACGAGTAAAGACTCCGCTGGATGGCGTTATCTGCTTGAAGGCCTCCGTTCAGCGAGCGGTTCTGCATCGTTTTTCTTTGTCGGTTCAGAAGGAAGTGCATACACTTTGCATGACTTTTACACGCAATGTATCACGAACCGACAAACGATTCACGCGATTTTCAAAACCGATGACGCGGCGGATCTTTCTTTTGAAGGTGACGTATATCTGTCAAGCGTAGAAATTTCATCCGGTGGTGTTGAGGACAGCGTAACCGTATCTATTTCTTTCGATTTCACAGGACCAATCGAGGTCGTAAATACATAACCTTAGGATGGGTGGCTCTTCGGAGCTGCCCACTTTTAAAACTAAACCAGCATGAAAGTTATAGAATTTAACCACAAGCAGATTCCGGTTCACTTTGGTGTAGCGGCAAGAGCCGAAGCGATGACCATGATGGGGTTATCACTGCAACAGGATGGCTTTGCAGAAATTACGCTTACCATGGAAAGTATGCAGAAAATTGCATTCACCGGGATTAAGCACGGAGCAAGAAAAGCAGGTCAGCCATTTACGCAAAGCTACTACGATTGGTGTGACACATTGGACGATGTGCCGAACTACATGGATTTAATCAGTAAATGCGTAGAAGTATTTTCTGAAGAAAGTTCAGATCAGAACGAGGGAAACGCGAAAAGCCCAGCGAAGGCTCGGGCAAAAAAGTAACGTTCAGAGACTTCCAAATAGCAGCCTATGCTGCCGGGATCGGTGGCACGGAATTTTGGGAGATGACGATAACCGACATTAGCCGAAAGATAGAGGCGCACCAGCGCAATGAGCAAAGCGAATGGGAGCGTGCAAGATTGGTCAGTTACTTTGCGGTAATGCCGCACCTTGACAGTAAGAAGGGGAACATGACCATGCAAAAGATGATACCATTTCCTTGGGATGAAGCAGCGAAGCCGAAGCGACCGAGGAAGCTAACAGAAGCAGATAAGAAGTGGCTGGATGATATGGACAAATTAATGAAAAAGCGACATGGCCAAAGGAACAATTAATGTAATAATTTCCGGAAATGCTGAACTGCTTCGCAAGGAGCTGAAAAGCGTGTCGCGTTCAATGCATCGAACTGGAAGAGACTTGCAGCAAATTGGCGGTAGTTTATTTAAAGCGGTCGGTGCGCCTATGCTGGCCATTGGAGCGGTATCTGTAAATACCGCTATGCGATTTGAGCGCATGGAGATGGGGCTGCGGTCGGTTATGGGAAGCAGTGCTGCTGCTGCCGTAGAATTAGAAAAGCTCAGAAAAGTTGCCCAGTTGCCGGGTGTATCATTAGAGCAAGCTATTCAGGGCAGTACAAGATTGCAGGCTGTTGGTATTAATGCCGATTTGGCTCGTGATGCGATTCAAGAATTTGGTAATGCTTTGGCGGTTTCAGGCGGAAGTGCCGCCGATATGGATGGGGTGATTCTTGCCCTTACACAAATGAAAGGTGCAGGTAAGATATTGACGCAGGATTTGCGACAAATTACCAGCAGGATACCAATGCTTGCCAGCGTAATGAAAAAGCAATTCGGCACTGATGTTCCTGAAGAGATAAACAAGATGGGTATCAGCTTTGAGGAATTTAGCGCAAAGATAATTGCAGGAATGCAAAGCGAAATACCACGGGCCGCAAACACTTTGGAAAATAGCTTTGTGAACTTAAAAGCTGCGGGTGAGAATCTGCTTTCGGTCATTGGCAATCAATTGATTGAAGATACAAACTTGCAAGAGTGGGTCGATGGCGCGATTGAATCAATCGACAACATGGCTAAGTCCTTTAGCAATATGAGTCCATTAATTAAGGGTGTAATTTATTCAATTGCAGGTCTTTCAACAATTTTAGGTGGTGGTTTGTGGGTTGGTGGCAAAATAGCTTATAGCATTTCAATGATTGCCGATGCAGCATCTAAGTTATCTCCTGCATTGGTAAAAGCTCGCACTGCCATGATTTCTATGAGTAAAGCGACAATCGCTTTTTTAACAAATCCAGCAGTATTAACGGGCGCTGCTGTAATTGGTGGACTTGTGTTGGCTTTTGAGGGTTTAACCAAGGCCATGGCCATGGAAGGTAAAATCGGAGATTTGGCGCGCCAAATGTTTACGCACAATCAGGTAACGCAATTTTTGACCACGTCATATTTAAAGCTAAAAGGAGCCATTTTTGGAGCCAAAGAAGAGACTAAAGAACTTGCGGAAGAGACTAAACAAGTAGAAAAAGAATATACACAAACAGAGGAAACCGTAAGCAGGTTTAATGAGCTGATGGGTAAATTTGACGCAGCAATAGAAAATTCAAAGAAAAAAGAGGAAGAGCGTGCTAAATTTCTTGAATCAACTAAAAAGATTTATGGTGATTTGCGTGAAGAGCTGCAATTCTTAACAGCAAAGCAAGAGCTGTACGGTGGTTCACTTGATGCGGAAAGAGTTAGCTCATATCAATCAGCGATAGATAGTTTGCTAAAACTTGGTATAACCCCTGCGTCTAAAGGAGTTCAGGATTTGTACGAAAAAATGATCAAACTTCAGGACGCGTTAAGCGCACGAACGCTTAAGCCATTAACTCCCTTAAAAAGCAAGACAAAACAGAGTAGCTTGTCAGGCGAAACAGATTTTAGCGCTATTGATATATCTGGATTAGTACCAGATATTGATCCATTCGAAAACATGGGATATAACGCTGATGAATTTGCAAGCAAGTTTCCAGGCATGATTTCCGGGATACAAGAATTTGGTTCAGTAATATCAAGTGTAGCCGCATCGGGTATTGATTCTTTTGCTAAGCTTGGCGATGCTGCTTTATTTGCTGCAATGAAAGCGGCAAAAGGTTTTTTAGTAGAAGCTGCAATGGCTTATTTATCCACTACAGCTAAACTGGGTCCTATCGGTCTTGCGTTAGCCGGTGCAGGTATTTCCATTATATCCGGCTTAATGGATAGCGCAATAAGTAAAGCGCAAAGCAAAAAAGTACCTGCTCTTGCCCAGGGTGGTATGACTACAGGCCCCGGTATGGCCATGATTGGTGACAATGCCAGCGGAAAGGAATTTGTGATACCATTTGAGCGCATGGGCGAATTTGCGCGCCAAGCGATGGGCGGTAATAATATCAATGTCGCCGGTGAATTTAGGGTAAAAGGAAGCGATCTTATCTTGGTGCTTGAAAGAGCAAATAGGCAATTAGTTAACCGTCGCGGGTTCGGTTTAAATCAATAACATGTCAGTTACTCCCAGTTATCGAATATTGCGAGCAGAGCATAAAAGTAGCGACGGTGTTAACTGGCGTGTTGATATTCACGACTCATTAGCTGCAAGCGAAAATACACGGGAATGTTATCTATCAAGCGCAGGCATAACATTTAAGACAGAAGGCCGCGAAGAAATTTACAACTTCATTAACCCGATGACAGTCGAGTTCGAGTTAATGATAAACAACCAAGATTTAGAAGATACCATTGAATCATTTGCATTATCCGCAGGACAAAGGTATTATGTATTTATATACAAAGAAAGTACGCGGCACTTTGTCGGCATGATAACAAACGACACAACCGAAACCGAGGACTCTCCTTGGCCATATAAATATAGAATACAAGCAATAGACGGGTTGTCTACATTAAAGGATCAGCCTTATGATAATAACGGTGTGGCCTTTACCGGATACGAATACATAAGCCGCATTATTACGAAGTGCTTAGGGTTTATGCCTACGGCAGGACTTTACGATGACAGCACTCCACCAACAACACCATATTTATTGACAACCGTTATTGATTGGTATGAGAATGATATGGCCGATACTTTAACGACTGATTCACTTGAGCAAACGCGAGTTCGCCAAGAAGTCTTCGATAAACGAGAGAGCTACACTGATGAACCTGATCCGATGTCTTGCTGGGAGGTACTTGAAAAGATATGCCTACGTTATGCGGCGCGTTTATTCTATGCTGACGGCGGTTACTGGATTATGCAACCGGACGTATTATTGTCAAGTGCGACTTTCACAACATACAGATATCTTCGCGGTGCTACAAATAGCACGGTAAGCAATACGGCGGGTAATGAAATAGATATTTATTGCAATGACAATCCATCCGCTACAGCTGCTCCTTTAACCGGTGGTGTATTTACTGCTTACCAGGCATACAAAGAAATTATTCTAAAATCTACAATTGGCTCACCGGATTTAAACTTTGACGGCGTAAAATGGTCTGGTGACGGTATTTACACCAATAGTACAAAGACTACCGATAACGTCACGGCTACAGATATAGTAGTCGAAGATATTGATACAACCGGCGAAGATGTGCGTATTAAATTCCGTTGCCGTGCCGTCGTGAAGAATTATGACACATCAATGAATGACGGTGATATATACGCTGATACTAATTTCGTTTCTGCGGTCTGGGGTTCAATAGCCGTATCATTTGAAATTGGGGGCAAATACTTAAAACGTAG